CCAATTGGACCAAGCGGCAGGACGCAGCGATGAAGGTACTCCCCGACTACGCCGACGTGATCGGTAAATCGGAAGTGCAGGTTCCTAACCACGTTCACCAAGCCATCTTGGAGAGCGAGCAGGGGCCGCAAATCGCGTACTTCCTGGCCCTTCACCCGGACGAGGCCAAGCGCCTCGCACAGATGAAGACGCTTGCAGCCATCAAGCGGGTTGCAGCCCTTGAGCGCGACCTGGCGGAAATCGAGCGGGAAGACCCCGAGCCGAAGGCAGACCCCGAGAAGGAGACGCCCAAGGTGCAAAAGAGCAAGGCTCCTCCACCCATCGAGCCGGTGAAGAGTGTTCCGAGTGCGACTGGCAGTTCCAGCAGCAGCTACGAGGAATACAGGCGCCGACGACAGGCGGAAAAGCGCGGCTAACATCCGCGCCGTTGGGAGCCAAACAGTCAACAGCCCTCTTCGGAGGGCTTTTCCATGTTTGGAGCTAGGAAATGAGTAACCAACTTCTCAATATCAGCGACATCACCAATGAGTCGCTGATGATTCTGGAGAACGAGCTTGTGCTCGCGGACAAGGTGAACCGCGAGTACGACGACAAATTCGGCATCGATGGTGCCAAGATCGGCTACACGGTAAACGTGCGCCGTCCGGCCCGCTTCCGTGGCACCGCAGGCCCCGCCCTGAACGTCGAGGACTTCCAAGAAGGCTCGGTGCCGGTGTCGCTGACGACGCAATTCCACGTCGATACGCAGTTCATCACGTCGGATCTGCTGCTGTCCATGGACATGTTCAGCACCCGCGTGCTCAAGCCGAAGATTGCCACCATCGCCAACCGCATCGACTATGACCTGTCGATTGCGATGCGAAACAGCTTCTTCAACATCACCGGCACCCCGGGCACGCTCCCGACGACCGTTACGCCCTTCCTGCAAGCTGGCGCGTGGCTGGACTCGGAGGCGGTGCCGCGTGACGGCAATCGCTACCTGTGCCTGGATCAGTGGTCCCAAGCCTCCATGGTCGGCAACCTGACGGGCCTCTTCAACCCGCAGGCGCAGATCGGCGAGCAGTACAAGAAGGGCGTCATGTCTCGCCAGACGCTGGGCTTCGACTGGTACATGGACCAGAACATCGTTGCCAAGAGCTTCGGCGCGCTGGGTGGGACCCCGCAGTTCGACAACACGCAGACCTCTTCTGCCGTCATCTCCAGCGGCTGGGTGCAAAAAGGCACCTTCGGCACCAAGGGATGGACGGCCTCGACTGCGGTCGTGAAGGTGGGCGACGTGTTCTCGGTGGCGAACGTGAACGCGGTCAACCCGCAGAACCGCCAAAGCGTGGGCAAGGGTCGCTTCTTCGTCGTCGTGGCTCCGACCGGCTCTCCCGCCAACGGCACGTACACCGCCAACCCCGACCCGATCACGGGCGTTGACATGGGCGGCACGTACACCTCGGATGGCTCTGGCAAGCTGCAACTGACGGTGATGAACGCCTGCATTTCGAGCGGCCAATATCAGAACGTGGATGCGGCCCCGGCCAACAGCGCGAACCTCACGTTCGTGGCGGGTGCTAACGCCTCGGGCCCGCAGAACCTGGCGTTCCACCGTGACGCCTTCACGCTGGTGTCGGCCGACCTCCCGCTGCCCGGCGGTGTGGATATGGCTTCGCGTGCCGCTGCCAAGGACGTGGGCCTGTCGATTCGTGTGGTGCGCCAGTACACGATCAACAACGACGCCCTTCCGACGCGCCTGGACGTTCTGTACGGCTATGCGCCTCTGTACGCCGAGATGGGTGCTCGCGTCACTGGCTAATGAACCAAGCCCCTTCGGGGGCTTTCTTCTTGAAAGGAACAGATCATGTCTTCTACCAATCCTGGACCGGCCCAGACCACGACGAACAACACGTCGATTGGGCTTGGCAATACGACCCTTGACCTGTTGATGCAGGCGGCCCTCACCCCTTCGGCGGTGTCCGCCAACACCACGGCCGAACAGACCTTCACCGTCACCGGCCTGCAAGTCGGCGACATGGTTGCGGGGATCAACAAGCCCACTGCTCAGGCTGGCCTCGGCATCGTGGGCATGCGAGTCTCGGCAGCGAACACGCTGGCGATCACGTTCAGCAACAACACTGCTGGCAGTATCACGCCGACTGCTGGTGAGACGTACGTCTTCCAGATCGTTCGCCCGATGCCGCAATACGTGGGCTCGCTGCCGACCTCGCTGCCGCTGTAAGAGGAATCCCCGGGCCATGTCGAACGATCCGACCACCAAGACCGCACTCGACCTCATCACGGGTGCGCTGCGCAAGATCGGTCAATATGCGCCCGGGGAGACGCTTTCCTCCGAAGACTCTCAGGATGCGCTCGACACGCTCAACGGCATGTTGGACTTGTGGAGCGCGCAGCATCTGAGCGTGTTCAACCAGATCGAAACCGTCAAGACGCTCACGGCGGGGCAAGCTAGCTACACCGTTGGCCTGACCGGCGACTTCAATATTGAGCGCCCTCTGAATCTGGTTCGTGCGTATAGCCGGCTGACTACCGGCAACGGTGGCGTTGATTTCCCGTGCTCCATCGTCACACTGGAGAAGTATTCGGCGATCGGCATCAAGAGCCAGCCGGGCCCGTGGCCGAAGATGGTGTACTACAACACCGGCTACCCGCTGGGGACGCTGAACTTCTGGCCGGTCCCATCTCAGGGGGTGGAGTTTCACCTGTGGTCCGATCAGGTGTTCACCTCTCTCAATCTCGCGGACCCGCTCTCCATGCCGCGCGGCTACTTCATGGGGCTGCAATACAGCCTGTCTGAGATGCTGTGCGCGGAATACGGGATGCCCATCCCTCCCGACATCCGCAGACTGGCAAGGCAGTTCCGGGACGCGATCAAGAGCCTCAACGCGAACCCGCAGGCGGAAACCTCGATGGATTCGGCTTTGGTGAATACCTCCGGCAGTGACGCCGGGTTCATCCTGCATGGAGGGTTCCAGTAATGGCGCAGTGGGGATTCGTCGGTCCTGCATACCAGGCTGCGAACCCGGGGCAGGACAACCAGGCGCTTATCAACTGGTTCGTTGAAATCGACCCCAACGAGCCGAATCCGCAGGAGCCCGCCTATAACTTGGCTGAGGCGAAGACCGCCGTTGGCCTGCTTGGTGTTCCTGGTCTGGTTGCGCTGAACAGCAGCTATACCGGCGAGGTTCGCGGGGTGTGCGTGCTGCCCGGAGGAACGCAGGCGGTCTTTGTGATCGGTGCGAGCGCTGTGCTTGTGACGATCAGCGCAAGGGGTAGCATTGCGTCAGCGACTGCAATCGGCACGCTGGATAGCGTGTCCGGGCGCGTCAACATCCGCGACAACGGAGTCGGGAAGATCGTCGCCATTGTGGACGGGGTGAGCCTGTACGTCTACAACCTGGCAACCTCTTCGTTCTCGAAATCTACCGACCCGGCAGTATCCCTTCCGACGAACATCGCAGAGATTGACGGATGGTTCGTCTTCAATCAGGCCGGCTCGCAGAAGTTCTACACGTCTCCGAACTACTGGGACGGCTCTGCGGCGTTCGATGCATCGTTTTTTGCCTTGAAGGACAACGCGCCGGACAATCTGGTGACTCTCATTGAGAACAGGCGCGAGCTGTGGCTGCTCGGGGAGAACACTACCGAGCCGTGGTTTAACGCAGGCGGAACGAATTTCCCGTTCTCTCGCATCGAGAGCACGCTCATGCAGATCGGCTGTGCAGCCGCGCAATCGGTAGCGCGCACCGGGAAAGGTCTGATCTGGCTGGCTAAGTCTGAGCGGGGCGGCAACAGCGTGGTAGCAACGCAAGGGTATGACTACTACGTAGTCAGCACGCCAGCGGTTTCGTGGGCGCTGAACCAGTACGAAGACGTGTCCGATGCCATCGGCTACACGTACACGGAGGAAGGGCATGAGTTCTATGTCCTGATCCTCCCTTCAGCGGACGTGACATGGTGCTATGACTTGACGACGCAGCTGTGGCATCAGCGAGCTTCCTTCGACCCATTGACCGGCCTGTTTCATCGCCAGCGCGCGAATTGCCTTGCCTACATGGGTGGAATGCAAGTGGCCGGAGACTATACGAACGGCAAGCTCTATTGGCAGACTCGCACCGCCTACGCTGATGATGCCTATCCGCTGGTCGCGGTGCGCCGCGCCCCTCAGGTCTGGGACAAGAACAATCGTGCGCGGGTCGTGCACTCAAGGCTGCAAATCGACTTCTTCCCAGGCGTTGGGTTGGTGTCCGGTCAGGGCTCGGACCCCCAAGCCATACTTACGTGGTCGGATGACGGCGGGCAGACCTTCGGAAACGAGCATTTGGCCCCCATTGGCAAGCAGGGGGAGACAAAGAACCGTGCAATTTGGCGGCGTCTAGGGTCCTCTAGGGATCGTGTTTATGAGGTGCGCGTCTCTGACCCCGTGAAGAGGGATGTCGCGGGCGCTTCTCTTGTTGTGCAGGCGACCGGAGCATGAGCGGTACCGCATTTCCTCAGATGAGGTTTCTCCTGCCGAATGGAGAAATCTCTCCCGCGTGGCGGTTCTTCTTCCAGAACCTGTATCACTTCTCAGGAGGTGGTCTGGCGGCGCTTACTGCGGCAGGAGTAACGTTCTCACCAGCTGGGGCCGTAACGTCATCCGACGTGCAGTCAGCGATTCAGCAGCTTGACACGCTGAAGGTCCCGACCGGCCGCACTGTCAACGGGCATGCACTGAACGCGGACGTGTCGCTGACGGCTACGGATGTTGGGGCCCCCTCTGGATCTGGAACCAGCACCGGGACGAATACGGGCGATCAGGACCTGTCTGGACTAGTTACAAAGACGACGACCGTCAACGGGCATGCGCTGTCATCCAACGTGACGGTAACTGCCTCGGATGTGGGTCTGGGAAGCGTGACGAACGACACGCAGACCAAGGCGGCGATTGTCCCGAACACGCTGCCTGCCTCGGGGCAGATTCTGGTCGGGAACGCGGGAGGAACGGCTTTCGCCCCAGTCGGCATGTCCGGGGACGCGGGTCTGTCCAGCACGGGGGCTATAACGGTTACCAAGCTAAACGGCATCGCGGTCAGTTTGGCTGGAAGCCTGACGACCTCTGGCGCGTTTGCTTCGACCTTCACCATGACCGGGGTTACGTCGGTGACGTTCCCGACATCCGGGACGCTGGCGACTCTTGCCGGGTCTGAGACGCTGACGAACAAGACGCTGACCTCCCCGGCAATCAGCGGTGGGTCCATTGACAACACTCCAATCGGAACCACGACGCAGAACACGGGGCGATTCACCACGGCCCGCACGAATCCGACTGTTGTGGCATCGCTTCCTTCCGCAGCTACTGCTGGAGGGGGTACCAGATCGTTCGTTACGGATGCCACCGCGACGACCTTTTTGAGCGTGGTTGCCGGTGGAGGCACAAACAAGGTTCCTGTCATCAGTGATGGAACGAACTGGCTGATTGGTTGATGGCCTACAAATCCCCGGTCTGCGTTCGTGACGAGTACACGATCTATCTACAAGACATCGAGGGGACGTGCTGGGTGCACTGTGACGTGCGCAGGTGGTCTGCGGTTGTGTGCAGGCGGCTTCGATCTGATTGGGACGCCCTCTTTGGACTGCTTGGTCGCCCGGCTTTCGCTCTGAACGAGCCGACCGGAGATGAGAAGCATCAGCGGTTCATGCGGCTAATGGGATTTGAATTCTTCAGGACACTTCCTGCCAAGGACGGCGGCGAGTGCATCGTTTTCCGCAGGGAGAAATAAGTGGGACTTGATCCGATCACGATACTGGCGGGCGCCACCGTCGCGGGCGGCCTGCTGGGCGCTGGGGCCGCCAGCAGCGCTGCGGACACCCAGGCCGGAGCCGCGAACAACGCCACCCAGGCCCAGCGGGACATGTTCAACACTACGGTTGGACTGGAGTCTCCGTTTCGCGAACTTGGCCTAGGGGCTGGTCAGAAGCTCTCCTATCTTCTTGGGATCGGCCCTCAGACCTCGATTACCCCGGGTGTTCCGATTGGATCTGGGATTGCGCCCGGGTCATCCTCTACTCCGGTTGCCTCCACTGGAGCACTTGCGGTTCCCATTGGGGGCGGTTCTCCCCAATCGGCTGCTTCCGAGAATGACCTAGCGACGGCATTCATCAACAGCAACCCGATACTCAACAAGATCCACTCCCATTACACCGGATCGCTGTCTCCGGCGGCGTGGCTGGATGCTCAGGGAGAGGAAATTCCGGGGGGCGCAGGCTGGCGATCCAACGCCTCCGCTCTTGCCCCAGCGGCTGCGGCGAATCCTGCTCCTTCCACTGCGCCGACTGCCTTTACGCCCGCTCCGGCTTCGGAGGCATCTGGTGGGCAGGGCTTCGGGTCGCTTCTGAAGCCGTTTGGCCTGGAAGATTTCCAGCTAGACCCCGGCATCCAGTTCCAGATGAAGCAGGGCCAGCAGGCGCTGCAAAACTCTCAAGCCGCGAAGGACGGTGTTCTCTCTGGTGCGGCCCTGAAGGATCTCATGACCTTCAATCAGGGGATGGCTGGGACAGGTTACCAATCCGCCTTTGATCGCTACATGGCGAACAAGAGTTTCACGCTTGGCTCATTGATGGATGTTCTGAACACCGGGCAGGCGGCAGCGGGGAATCTGACGAGCGCAGCGCCGGGTTTTTCGTCCGGGATCGCCGGCTCCATCATGGGGGCAGGGAATGCCTCGGCAGCTGGCACCATCGGGACGGCAAACGCGCTCTCCGGTGGCCTGAGTGGCGTTGGAAATTCGTATCTCCTTAGCAGCCTACTCAAAGGCGGTGGCATGAACACCCCCGGTGGGGGCGTCATCAATGACGGTGTCGGACTCGCAAATTTCGCCTAAGCCATGCCCGGAATCGACCCCACTATCGCCCTCGGCTTCAAGCAGCCGGACTCGACGCAGCAGCTTTCGGGGCTGCTGAACATTGCCAATAGCGTACAGACGTTGCAGCAAAACCAGCAGCGAGCGCAG